ATACCCCTCACCAAGAAGCGGGTCATACTGTTAAAATATACTTTGGAGAAACACCTGAAGTTGTTCCTTTCGATAGGGATCTTCAGGAATCTAAACTCTACAATGATCCATTAGGTACTTTATTTAGACACTCAACGCGGTGGTCTGAAGATGACGCTAGAGATGCCGAAGGATATATATACAAGGCAATGGGAAAGGAATAGCAAATGGCTTCTACAAATCCGTCCGGGCAACCTTTGGGCGCCCCTACTGAGCATATTGCTGCAATGCCAGAGCACATGATTAGAGCGTTATCTCAAAGGTATGCAACCAATGACATGGAAGAGATCAGCAGAATGCTTGCATCCGAACAGCTAATGCACCACTATGGCCCTCATGTACAGTATCTAACTACTGCTCGTGCTGCAATCAAAGATCCCAAAACTGCGTCTAAGTCGTCATACGGCACCTTGACTGAGGCCGACAGGGATAAGGCTATCGGAGAAGTTCATAATGTAGCGGAAGAGGACTGGAACTTTAGTTTTGCTAATACAAAAAACGCTGTCGATCAAATTAATACTTACAGCACTAGCTCTGGTGCCGATAAATATCATACTCTGATGGCAAAATTCTTAAAGGCAAAAATGTTTCGCGACAGAGAAATAGCTATCCATGATAACCCTGAGTTCAAAGCATACAAAACATTGTATGGTAGTGACCTAATCAATACTAAGTACGACCTGATTAGGAAAAGGCGGGAGGATGATTATGCAAAATTGTATGAAGATATATTTGGATCCAGCCCAACTGCGGATGGTCTGATTGTAAAGGATATGCTTTACAATATTGGTGATCCTCGCTGGGATGTGTTTACTGTCCCAGGTTCGGGGGGAGGAACGCCTACTAATTGGGGTGCTTTAGACCCAATCATTAACGATCTTATTACTGGCCCATAGTGGTGTTTATAGATGGCTGATCCATTTTCAAATCAAGGCAGTATTGGTAGTAGCAACAACCCATTTAGTGAAACCGGCTTGGGGTCCTATGATCCTGTACCGATACTTCCAAACTCTCCCCATACCATTAGCCTTTTGAATGAAACATTAGGTCCTTATGGGGCTAATCTCTTAGGCTATGTTGGCGGCGTTCTAGATAAGCCGGGGCGTGCGTCTAGAAGTGCTGTTGCTGGGCTTCTCGATAAGGATGCTTTCTCTGCTTCGGAGCTACTCAATATACTGCCACTACCCACAGACTATCTCGGGTGGACTGATCCTAATGAAGCTGTATATGGACAAGATTTAACTGGATCGGATAATATACTTGCCAACATTGGTACTGAGATCGCATTGGATCCTCTCTCGTGGGTTGGTAGGGTTAGTCCAAAGAAAGCACTAACTCCCGGTGGTCAGATACTGGAGAAGATGGGTGTTCGGGATCAGATCCTAGACTTTTCTGCCAAGCAGAAAGGCCGCCGTCATACCCAAGTGCCTGGTACTGTTGGCTATATGTCTCCTTCCGGGCCGTCTCCTCAGCTTACCTCTATGGACACTACTGTTGGTGAAGGTCTAGAGCTGTTAAGGAAGCACATTGACAATACTGTTGATGACAAAAATCACGCAGCAATGTTGAAGCATATGCTCAACAATGAATTTGAAGTTCTTGCAAAGCAGTCTAAGTACAGAGGTGCTGCAGATCAACTACTCGACCAGCCTATTGGCACCTTAGGCTCAGTAACCACACCCCTTCCTTTCTCCGTAGGGCCAGTTCCGGGGATGTTGAGTCCTGGAATTAATTTCGGCAAGGGTGATTGGTCTAAGGCGATAGCCTCATACATTGATAAGACGGGTGAGTTGTGGAAGAGTGCCCCTTATGTTAATCAGATGCGGCGATGGCTATCAAAGCCAACTGGCGGATACACATCTCGATACAGCCAAGACCAAATCGGTAAACCATGGGATCTAAAGTCCAAGCAGATTAACGCTAGGGTAGAAGATCAAATGTACGGGCCTCAAAAGATTTTTGATGAGAGCCGTATATTTGAAGGTTCAGAAAACTGGGTTACCTCCAACCAAAATATGGTGGAAAGGCTTCTGGAATTCCATGAGAAGCGTGTTGGTGTTACACCGCAAGGAACAAAGGTGACTTACGATGTTCCCATAACTGACCCGTCTGCGGTTGCGGCATTTGAAAAGACTCTAAATCCACACGAAAGAAAAATATTTAATCGCATGGCTCAGCGTGGAGTGCTGAATCAGATACAGGAAATGGTAACGCTAAAGGACAGCATACCAGAAAAGATGAGGGCACTCGGGATCAATGCCCAAGACCTGTCCGACGAGTATATAAATTATTTTCCTCGTGACATTAATCCTAAGTACATGTCTCAAAAGGCTGTTGATGCTGGCGATCTTGCTAGTCAGCTAGGTCGAAAGGAGCATTTAAGAGATTTGCCCGGAGGGACAGCAGCCTTAAACAGCTTGGCTATGGATCCTCAGGTGTCGGGGTTTCTTAAAACAAATTCTCTCGATGCTTTGACAGCTAAGGACAGGGCTGCCTTAAGGTCTTACGTTGCAGAGAGACACCCCGGAGTTATTAAAACTCACACCTCGACTGTTCCTAATACCGAGAGCGGAAGGTACCAATTTCCAGCAACTAACTGGGCAGGCAAGCCTATTAAGTCACAGCCTGGCCAGGTCTGGAAGCAAAACATAGCAAAGTATGCTGGCAAGCCAGCGCAGCAAACTCCGCAGGGTCAGTGGATTGGGGCAGCTGCACCTCCCGGATGGTCTCCCCCTCGATATTATAAGGATGTTAGTGAGCTAACAGATGCACAGATCGGCTACCTAGATGACACCATTGACATGATGGTAAAGCTCGATCCTCGCTATGCAGAAAAGGGTACGAGGCAGTCGAAGGGCTTCGTGGGCGGAACACCTATATTCAAAACAGACAAGGTGTCAACGCTAAAGAATTACCTAACTGCAAATACTAGGCGAATGCAGGCTGCAGAATTAACTTTTGATACGGTTGCAGATTCTGCTGGGTCTTTGGATTTCTGGCGGAATCAAGGGGTTGATAGACAGAATCTTATTTCTGTATCTGATCTGCTTAAGAGGGATGCCTTTAACATGACTCGACCCGGGGGAACCAAGGGTCTTGATGCGCTTAACGAGGGAGTGTGGGACTCACTTAGCAAAAGACTCAATAGCCCTATGAACTTCTGGGCTGATGAGGCAATGGCTGGCGTGGACTTATCTAAGCCATCCTCATTAGATAATTTATATATCGTTAATAAATCCACAACGATGAAGGGCAATCAGTCTACAGCAGCCGACTTGGAAAGGTTCATGGGCTTGCAGAATGGGACTGGGTCTGAGTTAGAAGGTCTTGTAAAGACTGTCGCATCCCAACTTACATTGGTTGAGCCATACATGAATGCTTGGCGACGCGCAATCACACAGCCCCACATCTCTTACCACGAACGCAACCTCATTGGGGGCCAATCAAATAACTATGTAGCTGGAATGTTTTCTGTAGGTTCAGTAGACATAGCCAGTCACCTTCGCGTTGGCAATGTTCCCAAGGGACTGGGGTCTAAGGTTAGATTTAACCCTCAGAAATTACCCAAGGAAATGGCAGGGCTTGTTGATGCTGAAGGGTACTTAAAGGTCGGAGCTTTGGGTAATGAAGCGATGGCTGATAAGTGGGCTGCCCAAGCAATACTCCATGAAATTAACGCACAAAGAGTTTGGTCAGATCAAACTATCCATGCAGGCCATGGGGAAGGTTGGATCTCTGGTGGTATTCCTAGGATTAAAGAAGGGGAATACATACCCGAGCTTAGGAGAAACTGGGGACCTGGATCACACGACCCCACCTACCCAAGGCAGGGCAGGACTGGTTATGTACGCAATGAGCTTGAAGACATCATGCGACGGGATCAGCATGGAACTAAAGGCGCTACTGCCGCGGATTTAATATTGGGTGAAGTTACTGGGACTTTTGGTGGGCTTGGTGCCACTTTTGGTAGAGGTTCTGTTGGTGGACCTACGGGAACTCATGGCGTGATGGGCATTCCTAAAACGCTTAAAACTGCAGTAACAGACCACGCTACCTTCCGGACTGCGCCTGACACCGAGTTCTCAAAAATATATTCTTTAGGTAATAAGATCGGTAATGACATTGAGTTTATGAATCGAGTGTCTCCGTATGTTGAGCTAAGAATGCAGGGCTTCTCACCAGAGGTGGCTGCCAAGAGAGTGGGTGCTGCTCAGGGGGATTACTCTGGCATGTCTGAGTTTGAATCAAAAATTGTTAGGCAAGTTGTTCCCTTCTGGGGATTCACTAGGTCAATGATTCCATTCGTGGCAGAAAATTCCCTTCTCAAGCCAGCCAGCCCTATGAGGCAAATGATCTCAGCTCAAACAAGAACAATGGCTCAGAGTGATTGGAGACATTTAAACGAGAGACAAAGAGAAGAGTGGGGTGCTACTATCCCATTGGATGCAGGGCTTACTGCAAATCAAAGGCTCTATCTAAACATAGGCGGATCGCTTCCACACATGGATGTATTGGGAAGCTGGTCCAGCAAGCTCTCGCCTCAATTTAAAGTGGGATGGAATGCAATCGGAAGGGGGCTGGGTCAGGAGGGAATGAATGTAAACGTAAACACCGGAGGCTATCAGACCGGACTACTACCCGATCCATATGTAGGAACTGAGTATTCCAAGATGGTATCCAAGATACCCGGAGGGGAATCCTACCTTGGTATTAAGCCATTTATACCTGGCGGCGCTAGACAATCTCCATTCAGCATGGCGTGGGATGCTTTGTTTACAACGTCTACAACACCGGGAGAAGATCCAGCCAAATATGAAGCTCAAGGATGGCATCAATTCTTCGATAAGCAGACACTTCCTGGTGCTGCGGTTAGAATCTTTTCTCCGATAACACTGGGCCGACAGGATAAAAGAGTAACTGCGCAGTACCGTGCTGAACAGGATCAGCTGCATGATTATCTACAAGACCTGCCTATATTCGATGGTTCACCAGACAAGCGTAGGCTTAGAATGACGGGTGACTGGGAACAGCTGTCTCCAGAAAAGAGGCAGGAGGCAATGAGGATGTATGACGAGTGGAAGAAACTTGAGAACCTCTTTAAGAGTGGCATCGACCCAAGGACTGGGATTCCACGACAATAAATTATTTTCTTACCTTGATCGTGCCATCTGCCGCTTGATAGATAGCGTAGAAGTCTCCGTTGGGAGTAGACACAGAGTCCATGGAAGAGATGGAGTTAGCTGGGATTGATGCCGGTGCTGCCGTGCCGTAGCCTGTAGCAAACTTGATCTCTCCCTCGTGTGTCTGGTAGATTGTGACGCCCTGATAGTTATGCACCAGATGATCCATGGATACTATACTATCATCACTTAGTATGTGTAGCTTAGGTGATATAGCAGATGCTACTGCCGTTGCTGCTGTTACGGAGACAGGCTCCCATTCGGTAACAACATCTCCTACACTGGCGGAACCCACAAACAAAGCTGTTGCCGCTACAACATTAACCGAAGGCTCACCCTCAATCGCGACATTACCAACAGAAGCGGAGGCAACTGCTGTCGCTATTTCCTCGGCCTCGATTGAGTAGCTGTCCTTTCTGGTACTTCCCATGACTGCCAGCCCTCTAGTGCTGGCGGGAGCTGCATTTGCTACTTCTATGCTTGAGCTAAATGTAATCTCAAGTCTGAACTGTTCTTCCAACCAGTTTATTCCGTGCATCAACTCGTATTCATCTGAGCCTAAGTCACGAGGTTTGAGTGCAATCTCTATATTGTTTCCAGCTTCCCACCCCGGCCTATCTATGATTTCTTGAATCACTGTTTTTATGTTAGGGCTTTCTCTGTAGCTACTCTTTGGGTTTTTAACTGTCCAGAGGACAGATGCGCTGGTGCCATATGAACTGTTCCACATATTCGTGGAGTCATTCTTTGTGTAATTGCCGCTTGTGTTTGTTGTTTGGTCCGTAGTGTCTGCATCTCTAGCTACAATATCAATCAATGCACCAGAAGATGGTATCGGAAGCGCGGCGGAGTTAAATGATTCCCAGCCAACACGGACTCTTGCGTCGCTTATTATTGCGCTCGATGGTATGTCTATATCTTTAAAAACACAGAAACTTCCTGATAAACTTTTGTTGCTTCCAGAGGCCGGCCACCAACTCGAGCTACTGTTGACGGTTTCGCGGTACTCAACCCTGAGGTAGTACATGCTTGAACTGAAATACTTATAGTTGATAAGAGTTCCAGACGGGCTGTAGTGCTTACGAACCTCGCCAAACTTCCATGCTTTTGCACCACCAGAGACTTCTCGTTTGCCGGAATAATAGAAATGGGTTGTCATTATGCGTCGCTAAGTTTCATCTCAAGGTTTTGAAGGGTGAGGGTTTGCCCTGCATCCACACTCTTAGAGCCTCCAAGGTTAAAGTAGGCGTAGATGATGCGACTGTTAGCTGTGCCGTGATCGTCTGTTAGGATGGCTCCTGTGGCTCCTGAGATGGCACCAGAGAATGCACAGTCTTTTATCTGTACTCTTCCCGTGTTTGCACTAGCATCCTTCAGGGGCTGGTCAAAGTCTGTAGCGTTTCTAGTTAGAGCCACAGTCTTTCCTGCTATAACATTAGACGACACATCGTTCTGTGTGTCTAAGTCCTCTGGATTTGTAGGCACTGTTCCACTTAGGAGTGTTAGGTTAAACACAGAGCTGTCGCTCCCCACCGGGCTTGTTCCCTGGAAAACGTGCTTAAGTATTTCGGTCTTGCCGTTGTTTGTTATCTTGCTTGACATTTCATATACCTTTATTAATAAGGGTCCGTCCTATTATTATACAGTTTCAATCTCTTCTATCTCTACCTCAAGACAGCCGGGCTTCATTACCTCGCCACGAATTACCCTGAGGTCATCTATTTGTTCGTCATCTCCATATACCCCAGCGTACCCTAGTGCATCAAGGGCCGCCTTGTTTATGTTGTCTATGTCCCTTCGCCTTCTGTCAGGCATAGTCGCAGTGATCTTTACTCGGAGCCTGCCAAGAAGCGGGCGAGGATCATCGACATCATCAGGCTCAAAGGCACTATTAACAGCAGTATATACAGCATCACGGTACTCACGCCCCCTCTTAGACATGATAACCCTTCCCTTAACTGCACGCCAGTAAGTATTAACGCTAGGTGGATAAGGTATTATTATAACCACAGTTTCCCTCCATTACTAATTCGTAGACATACTCCATAACCTCGTCTTCCGTGACTCGGTTAGGAGCCCGTAGCTCAGGGTCTTTAATCCTTAGCCACGCCTCAAGATCGTAGTGAAGTATATCATGGATGTACTTGTACGCAAGCTGCTTGGCATGAGGCATAGCAGCAAGGTCATCCATATGACATTTCTTACAGGCCCTGAAATAATTTTCTTCTTTTGCCCAGGCATGGTGTGGTGCTTGGCTCTTCCGTTCCATCTCGTGGGTCTCGAGTGGAAAACCTGCGTGGTGGGTAGCGCCACACACCCAGCAACGACGCCCTTTATCAGCCCAACGTTTTCTTATGTTCATAAGTTCCTTGATAAAAGCCGCACTCTTCTTCATCGCCACCATCCATGCTTAAGTTGGTTCATTGCATTCTCTCCAACAAAACCTTTTACAGTTAGGTCATCGTGACCTAAGTTTATTAGGTGTGCTGCTAGGCTATCGAACTTATCTACCGAAGTTAGTTCATCTGGAGGATCTGTAAATCCATCTAGGTCTGAACCTATAGCCGGCACATCTGCACCACCTGCGTTTATCATGTGAGAAAGTGTTTGCTCTATGTACTTTAATCCGTTCCCATCTGGATTGTGTGGTGTTAGCCAGTAGTTCATAAAGATAATGCCAGCACAGCACCCTCTGTCCCCGAACCACTTCAACTCCCAGTCTTGCAGGTTATATGAAAGCCTGTGCACTTCACTAGCTCCTACATGGGTGGCCATTACAGCGTGATCTGCATCATACTCATCAACAATGTCATAGACCTGCTTTCTCCCTTCGATTGTCATGTGGGTTACATCTATTATCATCCCCATTTCTATCATCATCTCTACTATCTCCACCCCTAGCTCAGTCAAACCGCCGGACTCATCCCACTGATATGCCAGGGCGTGATAGTTTTTTATTTTCTTTTTCTCTGTTTCGGGGTAAGGGAACACACACGAGCTAACTGCTGGGTTCGGATAGAAATGCGCAAGAGTTAGATAGGCACACCCCCTGCTGTGCAGCTTCCTCAGGTTAGAAATAATTTCTTTTCTATCCCCTGGTCCGCCATCCCCTATTAGTGAGTGGGCTCCCTCAACAGAATGAACTATGCAGGCCTCGTGGTTGTTTATGTTTTTTACTAGATCTTGTTTGGTTTTCGCCAGCTTAATCCCATCGCCCCCTTTGTGCTTAAGTATTCCTTCCTCCAGATGATCCATCATTGCCATGGTTACATCAAAGTAAGAAGGCTCCAGCATTTTCTTTCTGAATCTTGGCGACAGCTTAGAAAGAAATTTAATTAGGGGCACATCATCCAACCACTCTCTCTCCAGTACATATGTTGTTGCTAGTGAAGCATCGACTACATCCCACAAACCATCGAGAGATACCCTGTGACTGAATGGCCAGAAGGTATATTTGAACAGGCTAGAAAGAAATTTCTTTTTGTTCAGATCCCGGGAGAACATGTAGCTCTTCAGGTGTGGGTGTGTGTGCAGATCTACCACAACCCCCCTATAAAAATTATCTCTTCTCATCGTTTCCCAAGCTCCCGCTTAATTGCTGCTCGCAACCAAGCTACAGATATAAAAGGTTTGCCTGACATGCAGGATTCCAAGTACCAAGTAGGAACATCTTCAACAAGAGTGCCCCTGAATTTGCCGAACAGCATACGAGCCCCTTTCTTTTTCTTACGCACGTTGCCCTGTGCGTTCTTCCCGAAAGGATCTACGTCTAGTGTATGGTAGTGTGCTTGAGCTTCTATTTGGCGACGACGCTCACGCTCCTCCTCTTCCCTCTGTTCTCTTACTTGTCGCTGAGCTTCGAGCATTGCTTCGTCTAGCTCGACAGCCTGGGCTGCTTCTAAAATATTTTCTTTTGCTTTGGCCAGGACATCCAACCCCATGTCACCTAGCATGACATCGGCAGAGGTAACTATCTTGTGGGCAAGAGAAGAGTCAACAAGATCAATCATTCTGAAGTGGGGCTTGGCAGAATTCTTTATCGCCTCACGTCTGGACTCAGGGCAACTGCCATCAAAATCCACCACACCAGACAAAGGCCTAGTACCCCTCCCGAATATCTGAGTGTAGAGAGCTCGGCTCCTCGTGGGTCTAGCCATGATAATGTTTCGTAGGTCAGGATAATCCCAGCCAGTAGTAAGGATACCCACGTTACAAACGTGCGTAATCCCACCCCTATCTTCTTGAAAGGACCGCATGACTTCTCGTCGGTGCTGAGGTGTGCATCGCCTTGGATCTGATGCGATCCAGTCTGCTTTGATTCCATAGTTATCGACTAGCCTTTCTGCTACCAGCTTAGCTTCTTCTATGCTGCTGCAATAGACAACAGTTTTTTCTTTTCCTGTTTCCCTGGCAGTAACATCAGCTATTTCCATTACGGTTTCTGTTTTTTCAAGCAAAGCATTTAGTTGGGTTTGTCTAAAGTCTCTGCCATGTACTGTGTTAGAAGTCTCCACGCCAGACAGGTCGAGGGACTCAAGCTGTACGCAGTGGGTAATAGCGGGGGTAAGCCACCCTTCACCCACTGCATCTCTAATACCGTACTGATAGACACACTCTTCATAGCAGTTGAGCATGGCTTTCTTGTCGTGTCGCTTAGCCGTAGCCGTAACTCCAAGTACCTTAGCGCCGTCCCTTCGATAGTAATCAAGTAGCTCTTTCCACTTGCGTGTGATGGATAGATGAGCCTCGTCAACCACAACCAATCCGACATCCCTAATCCTCTCATAGCGAGGAGGGTCGCCGGATGTGAGCGTGTCTTTAGAAGCCACAACATATTTACTTCTACCCCACGGTGTTTCGACTGACCAGTTCTGTGCTTGCTCGACACCAGGCTGTTCTCCCGTGCGTAAAAATATTTTCTTTGCTGCCTGGCCTATGAGCTGCACATAAGGGGCGATGACTAAGCACCGCCCCTCACTCCAGTCCTTGGCTATTTGCGTAAAGATTTCTGTCTTACCTAATCCAGTGGCTAGCTCTACCACAACAGACTGGTGTTCCTTAAATCCTTTCTCAATAGCAAGGCGAGCCTCTGATTGATAAGGCCGCTCACAAAAATAATTTAATTGTCCTGGCTTTCCTTGGCGGCGCGGCTCAGGAACCCCGTCCCATAACAACTGTTGCATCCTATTCCTCCGCAGTCATCGCAAGCAGAGACAGGAGTACACTGGCTAATGCTGTCGATGAGTTCATCTAAGTTATGTTTGATTCGAGTGAACTTACTTGCTACATACTTCCCTTCCACTGGGTCAGCTGATAGCTCTTCCATTTTCTTTTTAATAAACCTTAGGTGATTCACTGAAGTTTTATATGGGGTGGCAAGATCATCTATCCACCCATCCAAATCTTCATACTCAATGCCACTGCCTTCCTCTATAGACTCAACAGCTTTATGCTGACCCTTAGGGGACATCTTGGAAATCTCTTTGATCTCTTTCCGAGTAGGCTTAATGTCAGCACTTAATATTTTATCCTTTACTTCTGGCTCTATCTCAGTCAGCTGCTCTGCTAGCTTGCCATCCCTTTTGATGGTGCTATGAGACACACCCTCTTCAGCCGCCACCTCAAGGCCAGCCTCAAGGATTTCCCCGTAGTCTATAGTGTTAACCGCCTTGTTGTATTTTAGCCCACGATAGTAAGCTGCTTCCATGTCATTGAGGTTTCTTCTTCCTACTTGCTTGTCTACGATCCACTGCTTTGCCTCATCTCTGCTATCAAAATCAAGCTCAAGAGTAGTGTAGTCATAGCCACCGTGAGAACAGATCCCGTAACGATGATGACCGTCGATAATAGTATCACCCCAAAGAATGATAGGGTCATAAGCCATTCCCAATGTTCTGATTGATTCTTCAAGGTTGTCGTATTCCTCACTACTAAGTGGACGAAGTAGGTCTTTGAACTCTTCGTCAATCGAAATGTTTGTCGCTTCCGCCATGTGCTTCAAGCTCCTCTTGTCTGGATATGTATAACTGTCTAATAATATTTTTTGTTTTGTCCCCCAGGTTCATTGCCTTGATCGCCTTGCCTGTCTCACCAAGATCTTCAAGGGATCTTGATTCGTAAATGGCTTGGGATAAGACATGAACCTGAAGTATGTTGATGAACTCACTCACCCAGCTTCTCCGTTAGGGTTTTGTATAAAGAGACAAGCTCTTGGACTTGCGTCCCTGTCCACTCAGCTTCCTTGTACCCATTGATTGCATCCCACTTTACCTTGAGATCATCCAATGTCATGCAAGATTGCAAAGCGTTCTTTGCTTTGTCGAACATACCAATCCTAGCAGAACGAGTAGACACCTGAGCATCAGGGTCATCCCCTGTTTCGATAAGGAAGAACTCACGCAGTGCATACTTCTTAGCCAGTGTCATAGCTTTTGATGCACGCTTGTCCCCTTGGTCAGCAGCTTCAGCAAAGACTTCAACAAACGCTTGGTCACCTGAGTTAACATGTTCAAATACAAACCTTCTCTTACCTAGGAATAGAGACATGCGGTGCCCCTTGCCGGTGGTGTAGTCTTCCGTCTTAACTACTTCACATGTGTCTGGATACATTACTATGCCATGCTTGAGCATGACTGGTCTAAGCTCATTGATAAGTTCCTTCTCTCCGGCATAGGTGTACCCGTAGTTTCCGGAACCAACCTTACCTTTCTTCTGAACGTAACCAATGTCTTTCATTACTGCGAGCTGAGCTGCTCGTAAGCTGTCGTGTTTACTCATGGTTTAACATGTCCTCCAAGCTAATGATTTCTCCCCATCCATCAGTGTGCCACTCATCCATTGCAGCACACCACTTGATGCGGTCGATAGTCTGATGATTCAGTAGCCTCGCCTGGCCAATGAAGTCTTCAGGTAATTCAAATACGATTGTTTCGTATGGCGGGAAGTTACGGATCGCTACAAAAATAAATCTCTTTGCCTCGAACACATCGCAGTAGTGAGCTGCTTGGTACTGGTATCCGTACTTCCAGATAGCATCCTTGGCAAACTCTCTGCCTAGATGCTGGCGTGTAGTCTTGAAGTCTATGATGAGTCCTTCATCGCTGAAGTCTGCATCACACATAGCCTTGCAAGTTACCCCATTGATTTGATTCGTGGCCACTACCTCGCTACGGTCAGAAGTAAGACGCTCTAGGTATGGACGGATGGCGGGGTTATCCCATACCGACTCACGCATACCCACAACCTTCTGCATTTCCTGGGGAGTCAAGATAATTTTATCTTTGTTGTCCAGCTCGAATTGCGATTTGAATTCACGGTGAGCTTTCTTCCTCAGGTTCAGCTTCTCTGGTTGTATTCCACCTTCATCAATCCACTCTGGCATGACCGCTAAGGTCTTGGAGGAGTCAGAATCCTTAGCCATAATGCTATGGAGTGCTGATCCTAATCGCATGGAATCTGACTGTGCTTGCTCCGGTGTAGACCGTGCAACGTAGCGATGGTAGTAAGACCACGAACCTTGATTTCTAAAATCTTTAAGGGCTGAGTTTGATATGTGCCCTAGTTCAAAGTATTCCGATTCAGTAATCGGTAAAATGTTTTTCATAGTTACTCCTCCTAACTATTGTTCTTAGTTCTCCTTGCAGTCATCTCATCCGTAAGAGCCTGCCTTAGTAGTTGTA